CTCAAACCATCAGCATCAATTAAAATACCACCAGCGGTTTTAACTTTTACTTTAGTTCCACCATTAGCACCTTCTTCTAAACCAGAGTCAGCAGCATTATCAATTATAAAGCCACTATCAATTAACCCATTAGCATTAGCTTTGGGGACTTTATTAGCTCCGCTAGTAGCACTAACCTCTTCACTATTAAGAGCAACTGGATTATTTGGCGTAACTGGGTCAGAACTTAATTTAGTAGTTCCAAAAACAGTAGAACTGGCAGTGCCAACAACTCCACTAAAAGCATCACCAACATATTTTTTAGTAACTAGGTGTTTATCGTCTGATATTGTTGGGTCAATATCATATTTTAATGGTTTAGAGCCATCTAGGTCGGTAGTTCCATCTAATAAATCATTAAGATATTTAATGTGGGCAAAATCAGTGATGGTAACAGCAGCTCCAACTCTATGTTCTCTTTTTACACCAGCGGTTTGAACGCCTTGCCGAGAAATACTTTTAATATCTGTTAGGTTTCCGCCAGTATTAGTAGCAACAATATGCTCTTTTTGTGAGCTATCGCCATCTATGGTAAAGAAATAAGTTCCGTCTGGTAGGGCTATACCATCATCATCAAGATTGCTTTGTAATGAGGCAGTAGTTCCGCCAACTGAAATTTTGGTTGCTAACGATGTGCGAAAATCAGCAACAATTTTTCCTAATTTACTACTCATATTATTTTATTTATTATAAATTATTTGTTTTTCCATCTAAACTAACATTTTGTTTAACTCTATATTTCTTGGGTATTCTGTCATCAAAGAATAATATATCGTGGTCATTTATTGAACTTATATCAACATAGCCAATACCTTTAGCCCTAAACATTATTGACCGCTTTCTAAACTTGGGAGTTTTAAGTTTAATCTCACAGAAATAAGGATAAACCGCAACATTATCATCTCCGCCAATTTGAGCTTCACCAATAAAATTAGCACCAATAGTTTGTGGACTTAAATAATCAACATAGTTACCGCTTCCCACAACTGTTCCAACCAGAGAAAATCCACCATTATCATAACTAACATAGACTTCATAAGACTGGTCTGGGTCAATAGTTCCCGTTAGTCTAAGTTTTTTCTCTTTCTTTAATCTTTCATTACCAAACATTTCTCCTCTACCAATCCATTCATTATCAATAGATAATCCTTCATCATCAAAACCATTAAATATCTGATAAACGCTATCTGTTAATGGACTACCAACATAAAGATTACCTTCGTGTTTGGCTGAACATAGGGCATTATACTTAACAACATCTACCGTTTTGCCAGTTATATTCAACATTAGTATTGTATCATTTTTTTGACTATCCTTCAAGCGACAATAAAGTAAAACATATCTTTCGTATATTTCAAAATAAGCATTGGTGTAGTCATAATCAGAAAATCTAAATTGGGGCATAATAACATAGGGTTCAATAGAGTCTCCAAGAGGATTTTTTTGTAATATAGTTAATTCGGGCTTATCGGGATTAACTGTATTTATAAAAATTATACCAGTGCCAGTAGAAATAGCCCCATTTTTAGAAGAAACTCCGATGTTTTTGCGATAAACTTCATTAGTGGCATTTTTGTCATCGGCATCAATAGATAACCTATAAACAGAGTTTTTCTTCATAGAATAATAAGCTCCGTCCTGTCCCACTAAAACAATCATTATTTTATCACCGCCCTCATCTTGGGGGAACTGAAAACCCTCACCGGGAACTCGTGTAGCAGATTTAGAAAAATCAGCCACCCCCTTGTTGGTTGAGTCTTCCCATTGATAATTAGCTAAAACATTACCACTGGTAGTAACCGCACTGAATGTAACAGAATAAGCTCCAGTAGCATAGTTAATTGTTCCCGTTCCCCCCTTATTAGATGTTAGAGTTCCATCGTAATTATCAGTAAAAGTCTCGGTTGTGGTAGTTGTTCCTGTAATAGAAATACCAAAACAATTTCTGGTAGAACCGCCAGCCTTAAAAGCCAAAGTTCCTGTATAGGTTTGTGAACCGCTAGCACCTAGATTTTCATTAGCAACAGAAGTATAAACAGTGCTATCCTGTCTATCTATCCAACTGCCATATAATCCAGTAGGGTCTTTTTTGTTACCATCGTCTCTATCCCATAAAAGCATTCTCCCTCTATCAATAAGTATTTTTCCGTGAAAATTTTTGGCTGAATTATAAATGTTAATTGGACTAGCGGGATTAGCATTGTTTATTTTCCAAAAGCCGTCAGTGCTGTTGATAAAGGTAAAAGTTCCAGCCAAAGATGAATAATTAGCAAAAGAAACATCAACATCATTTAATCCAGTTAAAACATCTGTCCAAGTATCACCAGCTAGATATTGTATTTTGTTAGTTATTTTGCGATATAAAACGGCTTCTCCATTAACCTTATAGCTATACCACAAAGCAGAGCAGCTTCCAACACCACCTTCAACACCAATAATCTTTCTACCACCGATAAGTTTAATTTTGCCGTCTTGGGTAACCCAATTATAAGAACTATGGGCGGCATCTTTACTGATATTTTCGTCGTCTAATAGATTGTGAACACCAGATAAAAACATTTCTATTGTGCTGTCCATAATTTCTAATTATTAAGTAATTGTGCGTTCCAATAAGCCATATTGGCAAGATAATTATTAAATCTTTCTTTATTTTCTGCGGAATAACTTCTGGCTTTATCAAACTGCTGAATAATATAATCTTCTGAAGCCATTCCGTGATAAATTGCTGGGTGAAAATCTTCGGGGAATATCGGGCTGGTAGTGGTGGTTATATCGGCTGGTCTATAAATATAATCAGCACTTACCATCTGTCCACTGGCAGGAGTATCACTAAAATATAATCGGTTATTGGCTAGGTCAACATAAGCATAGCCAGAACTATTAAGATATTTTCTTCTATCAGACCAATTAACTAGTTTGTATTCGGTATTACCAACTAAAATAATTTTAGGAGCTTGATTGCCCTGATATTCAACATTATTTTCGGTATAATTCCCATTAGCAATAAAATAAGCAAAATCAGCTGGCAGGGTAACATAATTTAATCCAGTTGTGATGGTAGAAAACTCTTTTTTAAGAAATTCCCACGGCCTAGAATTAAGTATTTGCCGATATATTTTGTTTAATAAATCAAGCTCCTCTGATGTTGACAGTTCAGTGCCATCGTCAACATACAGCTCAAATCTATCTATAATTTCTTGCCCAGTCATATTATTTTAATTTATTTTTAATAAACTTATAAAACTGGGCAATCGGTGGAAATAAACAACTGCCAATAATTACGACAAAGCTTATTATGACCTTAATAGCCCATAAAAACACTGCCAGTAGTATAATTTCTCCAATAATGTTAATCATATTTTTAATTCTTATCACTGCCCACCAGAATTGATGGGCAGGGGAAGAACTGATTAAGCAGCAATCTTTAAGTCAAGGAACTTTTTAGCACCATCGGCAAAGGTCTTAATACCAGCCAAGTAGCTAGTAAAGACATTAGTTCCACGGCGGTCAGCAGTAGGACGCATATCAACCTCTTTCATATCTTGAACCACAACATCAATACCACCTTTCTTGCCATAATAAGCGTGAACATAAGGAGTTGTCCAGCCATCACCAGAAGCAGCCAAAGTTTTGGCAACAGTAATACGACCAGAACCAATACCAACTATATTTAGAGTATTAGCAGTATCATCATTAGTAGCAATAAAGCGATATTCATCGGTAAATAAGTTTTGGTTCGCAGTGCTTAAAGCAACTTGAGTGGAAGAAGTAGTGCCAGGGTTGTTGATTAAACCAGCTAAGCTAGCGCGAGTAGTATCTACATCAGCACCGATTAAAACATTACCAGCAGTTGTGCCAATTGCGCTAACGAAAGTGATAGTAACACCATTGATAGTCAAAGTATCACCGTTGGTTGGTTTAGTAGCTAGATTTAAGGTAACTTCACCAGTCAAGTTTTCACTAACATAGACTTCAGCTTGAGAAATGCTTCCAGCATAACCATTTTTCCATACCGACTCAACAATGTTGAACTCTTTGGTTAATAAGAATTGTTCCATATCAGATAGGGCATAGGAATCAACGACCATACACATATTAGACAAGGTTTGATGAGTGCCTTTTCTTAATTTGGCTGGCATTCTGGTTACCATTTGAGGAACAGTGGTAGAGCTTAGGGTAATAGGAACTCCAGTAGAAGCTAGGGTTGTTAAATCACCAGTATCAAAGGTTTGGTAGGCATTCTTGGTTTCGTATAAAATACGAGCATCTAGGTCAGCGGCAACCTTAATGGCAATTTGACCACCAATAACTTCACCCGGATTTAATGGACCGGCTTGTTTCACTTCACCATCAGAAATGTGGAACACAGCTTCTTTCTCCAAATTGATATTCAGCAATTCGCTGGTATCGGTAATACTATCAATAGTTGAAGCATTGCCACGACTAACGGAGCGAACACGCACACCAGAAATGTCGTAAGCAACCC